TCTTAACTGCATTGATAAATAGCAATACCGATACAGGAACGGCGATGCCTATAGCTGCAATACTAGCCGCAAAATATAAAAGGCTAGTTGCGAGAGTCTTTATATTGGTAGCAACCAATGGCGAACTTGTTGCAAGGGCTACACTAAGTGCAACGATTCCGATCGTAAGAACATCCATAATATCCAGATCAATCTTGGAAAGGATGACGATGGGAACAATTAGCAAATTTAATGCAGCAGCTAATGCCAAAATTACAGCAGCACCTTTTGTTTGTTTTCCAATTAATCTTGCTGATGTCGCTAAAACAACCAACATACCCGCTGCAACACCAGCAGCGGCAGCGGCTTTCTTAAGATTTTCCCAGGGAAGCAAGCAGAAAATAAGAATCGGGGCAGCGACCATATCGAACGCAATGCCAAGTGCCATCACAGCAGCAGCATACGAGAGAATTGTTGCAACTGCGGGAAGATCTTTCGTGGTTGCTTTCAACTTACTAAACGCTGTCATAACACCTGCAAGAACCACACCAAGGACCGCAATAGTAGCCGTACATTGAGCTAACATTTTCGGATCTTTAAAAGCAACAGATAACGCAACCATCGATGCCGCAAGAAGTGCAATCGCAATTGCAAAGTCCTTGATAAGTGTGCCAAGTGCTTCCCATTTAGCCGCTTGAGCAAATCCTTTGGCTGCAGTGCCAAAAGACTTCATCATGCCTGAAAGAGCTTCCGTGACACCAGACAAAGTCTTAAAGGAATTGACAAGCGAAGTAATCGCCTTAACCAGATAATAAATCTCAGCAAGACCAATAATGTTGAATAATGCCTCGTCTCCACCAAGAAGATCTCTGATAGACTCGATAGCGGGCATCAAAGTATTCGATACACTATTATCAAAATTAGAAAATGCTGTAATAGCGCTCTCTAAAGCTGTTTTTAATGCATCAAAAAGATTTAATCCCTTAAGATTATTTGCAGATTCGGCTAAGAAATCAGAGAACTTAGAGAGTTGAGAGAAGATGTTACTAATGAAATTAGAATTTTCCGCACTACCGCTAATACCATCTCTAATAGACTGGAAAATATATGTGATGCCATTACCAATGGTTTCAAAAATGCCACTCTGATTCACTGTCGACACAAGAGCTGTAATCCAACCAATTAGTGTAGCGATTCCATTAATAGCCGTCTCCAAAATATTAGATATAATGTCGGTAATATCTGTTTGTCCAGTGATCTCAGATAGTACTGATATCAAGCTCGTACCTACTGTCTTGAACAAATTGACAATGGAACTAACTAGCGGGGCAAGAGTTGCCTTTAGATTCTCAAAAGCTGTTGTAATATTTGTAATTGCCTGACTATTCTTGACCTTATTAAATACTGTGCTAATCCCATCGAGTAAATTGTTTAAAACTTTAATAATCGTACTTCCAACAGTAGATGTATTCTCCAAAGAATTCGTCAAATTATCAGTTGATTCGACAGCATCATCTGCTTCTGATGAATAATTAAATAATGTTTCACCAATAGTCGAAATCACTGTTGTGAAAGCAGTACCGATCTTTTTCGATGCCGATGCAAATTTACTAATTACCGAAGAATTGGCAATTTGATCAATAGTATTAGATAGACTAGATGCAAACTTATTGAATGCCGTTACAAGGTTGGATACAATCTTATATAACGTGTTGCCAACACTTGTAAATGCTCCTGTCTCGGCTGTAGCATCGGTCATTTCAGTTACAATCTTACCCAAAAGATTGAAAATAGAGAGCGCTACTTCACTGATACCTTGGAATACTTCTGTTCCTTTTGCAGCAACCTTAATTAAAGATGTAGCAATTTGTCCAATCGTACGAACAACAGAAAGCACCCCTTTGAAACCATTAGTAAATTTCTCGACGGTTTCATCACTAGCAATGAGACTTTCTGTGAACTCATTTACTTTCTCAATCGCGTTATAAATTCCCTCGGAAGTAATTGCAGGAAACACATCTGAAACAGCATCTTTGAATGCTCCGACTACTTTACAAGCCGCGTCAAACGCATTCTGAACAGACTCAATAAGAAGTGTTCTACCGCTCTTCCTATTCAGTTTGTCAACCAGTTCAGAAAGAGCCGAAGACGTGTCATCAATATTTAGTGCAAAATTCTGTAGCGCTTCAGATTCTTCATCCGTAGAATTAAGAAGTTCTACGACATAATTGGTAAACAAATCGCTAGTCAACCAACCATCGCTAAGGGACTTTTCGAAAGTTCCATATTGACTAATCAGATCGTCAATTGCAACCCCATTCTCTTTAGCAAAAGAAATGATCCCATTTTGAAGATCTTCAGTGATGTCTAGACCTTCCGTAAGACCTTCCCAATCATCCTTCGTTACAAACTCTGCAGAATTGTCGAGGGCCCCTTTAAGAAGCTCATTTCGGGTTTCACCACTCGCCACGAATACACTATACAGTGTCTCCGACAGATTAGACCATAACTTCTTTGCCTCTTCATAATCACCGAAGATTATTTCAAAGGTATTCATCCAGCCGGAACTAACCGCTTCTTTAACATACGCGATTGCTTCGGACAGTGTCTTCGTTTCCTGACCTGCCTTGAACGCTTTCATGCTGAGCTCCATGGTGCTGTCAGACAGTGCATCCATTATAGCCTTGGTGTCGGCAAGAGATGTGCCCATTTCTTCAGAAAGTTCTTCAACAGACTTAGAACCTTCTTTATAGGCTTCAACAAGACTAATCATTTCACTAGTTGTATCTACTTCAACTAGATCCATTGCACCATAAAGAGCTTCGGAGAATTTGCCATATTCATTCAGCGACTTCAAAAGAACATCAGAACTAAACCATCCCTCAGACAATGCACTATTAAAGTCAGTTACAGATACAGCCGTACCTTTTGCAACAGTTGCATAACCACTTGTGGTTTGTTTAAGAGTGCCAAGTTCCACAGCAGTATCAATAACAGTCTGCTTAAACTCCGTGGTGGCCATATTGGCATTCTCAATTGATTTCCAGTCAATAAGTTTTACCGAACCAACGGAAATCGCCTGAGCTAAGTTATACATAGCATTGCCTGCCTGGGTAACATTAGCACCAGAAAGAGCCGCCCAGTTAGCAATACCTTGCATAGCAGTAACAGCAGTACCAAGTTCAACGCTATTGGAAGTAAACTTACCAATATTACTGACCATATCAAGGAAGTTATAAGAAGTTTCGTCAGTATACCAGTTGAGCTTGTCGAGTTGTTCGTTAACTTCCTCCATCGACTTACCAGTGGAGTTCATAATGGTCTGAACAGAAGAAGTCTTTTGCTCATACTTAGACCAACCAGCAGAAATCTGATCAATCGTCAAACTACTAACTAACTTTTGTGCTGTGCTCTCGATCTGGGAACCGATGTTCATGAGAGCGCCGAGAGCTACTGCCTCTAGAGCAGAAAACTTGCTAGATGTCTTTTCGATTCCACCATTCAATTCATCAAAAGATAGATCGTCGATAGAATCTTCAAGTTTACCAAACCCCTTGACTGCCCCTTCGAAGTTCAACTTCTCTTTGAGTTTCTCAAGGGTACTCATGGTTTCTTTAGCATTTTTCTCAAATTTCGCATTGTCAAATGACATTTCAACAACGCGTTCGTCTACATTCTTACTCAAGCATCAGTAACCCCCTTCCATATCTCATCCGCTATTTTGTCAAATATTGGTTGAATGGCAGGGGTAATATAATTTCTACCCACAACATAACCGCCATTACCAGTGCCGTGACCATATTCCAGCATGACGGCTATATTGACGCCGTTCTGAATATTAGAGTTATTCCAATAAATAGCTACACTATCTTTGGTCTTTTCAATAGTGTAATACCAAGACGCCGCAGTTAGACCAGTTCGTTTTGGAGTAGCCTCAGCCAAAGCATCAACACCCATTTGTCCGAATTCATCTAGTCTTGAGTATAAATCTTTATGGGTAATCTTCTTAAGAAACGTTTCAGTCTTCTTAAAGTTACCCTTTTGTTTAAATGTAACCATTATACCACCTTACTTAAGATTATTAAGTTTGGCTTTAGTAATGATCGACTTATAGTCTTTGTAAGAAATATCGCAATCCAGATTTGTAATACCCTTGATACAGAAGGAGTTTGTGCTATCATGCTGCCAGATGCCATTAGAGACATCATTGGTATCCTTACTAACATACGCAGCTTCCCACTTATCATAAGCACTAAGTTCGGACAAGTTTGTATAATTCAAGAAGAAACTTCTACTAGCATAAGCCATGGCATAATAGCCAGCAGCTTCAACGGTTTCAAGAGCCGCTTTGAAAAGTTCAGTATTCTTGGCTTTTCCGCAATTCTTGTTGAACTTCTCAAATTCTACATCATAAATCACAGGATACTCAATTTTATAGTCTTTGATAAAATCGAGTGTTTGTTGCATAGTGATCTTAGCAGCATCGGCACTATGATCGTAACTATACACATACACACCACATGGAATTCCAAGTCTATTGCACTCTGCAAGATTGTAAGCAGCAGCCTTGTCTTTAACTAAGCCACCTTTTCCGCTTTGCAGACTATGTCCTGCTCGGATAATGACAAAACCATCATATTTATCATTGTTGATTCGTTTGAGTTCGGATTTAATAGTCTCCCAATCGAGACTTCCTTGCCAACTGCTAACGTCAATACCTTTAATTTCCATATACTAATCACCCCGTTGTGTTTAGTTGCGCCCTTCGTTGAGCATTCAACGCCGCATTCCTTCGCATAATATCGCCTTTCTTCATTTTTTTCGGAGGCGCACTTTTTACACTGCATACCTCTATTAGCTTGAATAGGCGGTTTAGATGCCATTTTTGGCATTCAAAAGGTATGTTTAAGGAGATCATATAATAATAGATGACCTCTGCAGTTATTATTTCTCTACTTCTTCCTTTAGTTTGATTCCTATGATTTACAGTTGTGGCTGTCATAGGAGCTGCCATATAGTCTTTTATTGCTTTAATATTATTTGTCGTTAGGTTGTAATAGATTTTAGGGTCAACATTCTTTGTAATAGTCATACAACGGATGTAGTCAACAGTTTCCTCATAAGTCTTTTCGGACGTTAGGAACGGTTTGCACCATTTTGACTCCCATTTTGAAAGAGATACGAGAGAATGCTCAAGAGCTATTGTCTTATCTTCAGTTTTGTTAAATGTCATCGTTCTCTCGTCAAAACTCTCTGAACCTGGAATAGTAATCTCAAGCATTCTCTTCGTTCCCCATTACTTTCAAATTAAGTGTTCGCTACCTGAAGTGCAGGCTTATTGTCGGTTTTAGGCATAATACCTTCAACAAACTCGCTAGCCTTATCTGCATCAGTTGCAAGCTCCATAAAGATGATGCTATATGCTTCAGTCTGAGAGAACTCTTCACGAACAGTATCATTCTTAATGAACCGGCGGCCATCTTCGGACTTCTTACCATAGGCAGCAAGGATGAGATCCTTAAATACCTTAATAATCTGAGCCTGATCTTTTGCCTTGACAATACGGTCAAGCATGGCAGTCAGACCGCCATCATGCGACAGTTCCATCTCGGAAACTTCGGCTTTGGTCAGATTAAAGTAAAAGTCCTCAGTGCGCTCGACACCATTATAGTCAGTATAAGTAATAGTACGTTTCAGCATAAAGCTTTCTCCTTTCAATAAAAAAAAAGAAAGGGGTCGCCAGCCTAACTGAATACGACCCCAATAATAAAACTTAGGTTTAAATTAATTACTTGTTCTCGGCGAAGATGGCGATGATCTCATCCGGAGTAGGCAGAGTGGGTTCAGCATCATCCGAGCCATACAGTTTTGCCTCCAAAGTGGCCAGCTTGGTAGCATCAACCTTAGTGGAGTCAATCGTAATAGTGGAAGTAGCCTTATGACCAGTAACATTTACCGGGGTAGAATCAATCTCCCAAGAGAAAGTGATCGCATCCGGAGAATCATTAATAGACTCATAAGACTTCTCCGACGGCGAAGCGGTACAGCCATAGACCAGATGAATCTTATAGCCATCGTCAGACTCCGTAGCAGTATCATTGCCAATCTGAGTAACCCAGCTAAAGCCGAAGCCCTTGCGCTTCTGCTGACCAATGTATACACCGTCAGCAACAGCGACACTGCCATCGCACTCAGCAAACTCATCAGGGTAAGTGTAAGCCTCAATGGTACCCTTCCAGTTCTCAGCCGAACGGATCGAAGCATACTTGATATCATCTGCATAGAAATCATTAGCCTCGGCACCTTCAGGACTCTCGCTGACCGACGTCAGACCATTCCACACAACGCCAGTGGTGTATGCAGCCGAGTCATCCTGAATGTACAGAACACCCTTGGAAACGCCAGTCTCATAGAAACGCTCGCCAGACTTATCCCAAACCAATTTAGACATATGTTGTCCTCCTTAATAATACAATGTAAAAACGTTGTGATACAGATTATCGCTTATATAGGATGCATTAAACGAGCACATCGGGAGCTCCGCGATCTTATCAGGAAACTCACTCTCCGGATCAGAATCAATAATCATAACACTATAAACATTCATCTTGCGGTATGCACTGTTATCCGCTTGAAGTTTATTAATGTTGGTTCTTCGATAAATGATACATGGGTAGTTGAGTTTCTGATTTTCAGGCGGATTAAAGTATACATTTGAGGAGCCGAGAATATCTCTGAGCTTAGCACTCAGTTCAAGTCTAGTTCCCATTGTACACACCCCCAACGCTCAATTTAATTCGTGGATACTCGATGTCGGCGCTTGTGATTTTCCACTTAGCGCCTAAATATTCGAGATATCTCATGGAGCCCAAATTCTCCAAAGCAAACTTATCGGCGATAATACTGAATGTGTTATTAATGGTAACACTATCATTTGAAGTATTACTATTCGAATCCCACCGACGAATATTTGTGAGAATATCGCCAGCATACTTGCGAGTAGTGGTTACTTCTCGGTATACATCAGGGGTCGTTTCGACGGTGCTGATGAACCCGATGTCACCGTAAAACTTTGCCATTGTGAATTTTACCCCCCTATTTTGAAATTACTCAGTGACCTCAGTCTCCAGAGCAATTGCGCTGTACGGAACGATCAGAGCGCCCGAGCAACGAGTCTCGATCAGATACTTCTGCTGGTTATAGTCAATGTCGAAGTCATCAAACATGTTGACTGCACCACCCTTATCAGCGCCGATGGTATAGTCAGCCAGGTTAACAATCAGACCCAGCAGCTTCATGGTCTTGCTGGTCTCAGAATCTTCACGAGTCTGATTCTCCATAACGGGAACAGTCACGATCTTGCTAACACGCAGAGCAGTAGCCAGCTTATCAACAGACTCATAGATAACGCGGCCATTCAGATCCTCCAGCAGCAGGAGGTCAGTCAGGACATCTTCAGTAGTGAACAGAGTCGGATTGCCAGAACCCTTATAGTCCTTGCGAGCCTTCACTGCAGCGCGAATGAATGCCTTAGCCTTCTGATCATC